CTGGTAGCCGGCCGAGCCGGCGGCGGCGACCTGTAGATAGTTGTCGCCGAGCGGGCCGCCCGTGCCAATCGACGAGGAAGCGATGGTGCCAGAGGTCGTGAGCACGCCATAGGTCACGTAATCCGCAATCGCCGTGCTGAAGCCGAAACCCTCTGTCGCAATCAGTGCCATCGTTCAATCCTCATGAATAGTTCACAGTGCCTCGGAGGCAGCGGCACGCCGCCGCCGGTCACGCAATCGCCGTCACGGAGAATGGTTGCGAGACCGATGGCGCCATCGGATTGGTCGATGTCCAGGTGATCGCTACCGGCGACAACAGGCTTTCAATCAGCACCGAGGCAACCAGTGTGTTGGCGTAGACCTGCAATTGCTGGGTTGCGGTGTCGATGGATACCAAAATGTTCACCCATGCCGCCCAGGTGGTGAAATCATAGGTGGCCACCACGATCGGCGTGGCGGAGGCATCCCACGCCTTGATGGTGATTTGCGGCGACCCGGCGGTGTCGTTCTGGATCGCGATGGACAGGCCGGGCGTCGCGGTTGCGCCCTGATTGGAAAACACCACCCCCGTGCCGGAAGTGTCCGGCAGGTCCACCCAGACCGAAAACACCGCCGTGGCGATGCTCGTGGGCAGCCCGACCAGCCCGCTTGCCGTGGTCAGCCCGCCGGACAGTTGCACCGACTGCGCCTGATAGGTGGTCGTGGTGTTGACCAGAGTCACCGCGCCGGTCCAGGGCGTGAAGCAGTTGCCGGCGTGACGGTTCCATGCGCCGTCCGTCCAGGCGGCCAGCCGGTGCCACATCGGCACGCCGGCCAGTTGGCTCGATGTCATGTCATGCACCCAGGTCTTGTTCGCCTCGGGGAATGTCAGGACATAGAACTGATGCCCGCCCTGCTGGCGGCCGTAGCCGATGGCGTCGCCGAGGTTGGCATAAGTGTCGAACTCGGCGGTCAGCGCCTGCGTGGAAACCGGCACCAGGTTGTAGCCTTGCGCGCGGACCACCACGCCCTGCCCCTGCTCATTGCGTGACAGGAAAAACAGGAACTCGCCCAGCAGTGCCGGGGAATACGGCGCGATGGTGCCGGACTCCATCCGCGCCGAGGTCAGAAGCTGGAACGGAAACGGCGTCGCCCCCGCATCGGTCCAGATTTCGGTGTGGTTCTCCTTGATCAGATAGACTTCATCGTGGATCACCGCGAGCGACATGCAGTTGTCTGGCGAACTGTCCGATACCCCGTAAGCGAGGGGTTGCCAGGTGGACAGGTCGAGTTGGTCCGATGCCGCGAGGTATTGCTGCCCCTGGAACACCAGCACGCCAAAGCCGTCCGATATCCCGCCGACGATGGGGTTGGGGAACGGGACGGTGATCTCGACAAGGCCGAGGAACGCGCCGTAGGTGGGCGCTGTCAGGGCAAACCCGGAACCGGCGCCGGAGGTGGACTTCTGGCGGAACGTGTTCGCCTTGTCGTTGATCGTGCCCCCTTGGGTGACAGTAAATCCGCTGACCATCCCGCTCGGCCCTACCGCGGTCACCCGATAGGTCGCATCGCCGGTCCCGCCGGTGATCGTTCCGACGTTGCCGATGACGTAGTTCTTGCCGCCATAGGCGAGCGATGTGGCGGTAATCGGCCCGGCCGCCGCTGTGATGTTGAGGGTAAACCCGGTGCCCGCGTTGTTCGGCACGGCGTAGCCGATCTTGGTCGGAACCTCGGTTCCGTCGGCGTAAAGCGTGCCGCCATAAAGAATTCTCACAAGTCCGACGGCGCCGCCGGCTTCTGCTGTCACCTGATAGACCGCATCGCCCGAGAAGCCGCTGATCGTGCCGGTGTCGCCCACCGCATAGCCTACGCCCGCATCATAGATATCAGCCGATGTCACCACGCCGTTGGTTGTATAAAGGTTGAGCGTCAGGCCGCTGCCGATGCCGGCCTGGCCGTCGATCGCGGCCGTGGCAACGGCTGTCGCCGTGGTGTACGTCGTGCCGGCGTTGACGACGCTGAACGTCGCCACCGGGTTGTTGGAAATCGCCGACACCGTGACGATGGGATAGCTGGTCTGCGTGCCGGTGGCCGCTTGCAGCGTGATCGTGTCGTTCAGCGCATACAGCCCGCCCGCCACGCCGGTCAGGTTGACAAGCCCCCCGGTGGCGGGATTGTTCGCCACGCCGGTTATCGTGCCCCCAGTCAGCGGATAGCCGCCCGGCGCGAGCCATGCGCCGACGCCATCGACAAGCATGATCTGCTTGGTGTTCTGAAACATCGACACCGGCGCGTTGCTCTCGACCACATAGCCAAGCAGGGTCGCCACGCCGGCTTCGGTCAGGCTGTAGACGGCGTTGCCGCTGACCACATAGAGCACGTCATTGAGTTGCTGCACGCCGCGCACGGGCCCGGAACCAAGCGTGCCGACGAGGTCGAGCCCCGCGGTCAGATACAGCGCGCCGGGGACTTTGCCGTCCTTGGTCTCGACAATCTCGACCATGAGATTGTAGGCGTCGTTGTCCGAAACGTTGCTGCTGCGGGACCGGGAGAAGCCGCCAAGGATCGGGGATTGCGCCACGTCGTAACCCCTTCAAACCTCAGTAATTGCGGTCACTTCGGATATTATAGGTCGATTGGCCGCGCGCAATGATCTCCGGCTCGTAGATTGATCGCTGCGTGCGGTTGTTGTTGCGCTTGACGTTGCCGAGGCTTTCAGCCGCCCGCTTGACCACGATGGGATCGAGCTGCGCGCTGGTGAAGTAGGGCTTCAGCGCGATCGCCAGATTGGTCTTGATCGCCAGATTGTAGCCCGGCGGCAGCGACACCGCGGTGTAGATCGTGGCGAACTCGGCCAGTTGCAGATACGAGAAAAAATAGACCTCGTAGACCTGTGACGGGGTCGGCCAGATGTTGACGATGCCAAGCGGAAACTGCGGATCGTAGAACAGCGTGTCCGGCAGGTTCGAGTTCACCGCCGCCGTGGTGCGCAGGTTGAACGTGAGCTGGTCGACCACGTCCATCGGGTATTTGTTGTTGTTGGCATCCAGGATGTAGGCGGACCCGGCACTGTCTGACACGCGCAACGGCCGCACCGCGCTGACCGTCCCGCCCGGGCCGCAGGTGTATTGCGTGACGTTCACCGCCAGCGCGAACGACTGTTGCAGCCACGTAAAGCAGGTCAGCGACTCGTTTGACCAGCTATCCAGCATATCGTTCAGCACGGTCAGCGAACGGGCGCTGTCGGCCGAACTGATGGCATCGCCCGGCCCGTAGACGCCGAGCATTTCAAGACTGTCCTGGATCAGGTCAAGCGCGGTGGTCATAGGCGGTTAGTGCGTCGCCATCACGGCCGCGACCTGCTTTGCCGCGTGCGCCGCCTGTTCCTCGGCGCGTTTCTGGCGGATGCCCACTGCCTTGGGCGCGCGGCGCGGTTTCGCTGTTTTGACGGATTTTCCGGGCTTTGTTGGCGCGGATTCGGCCAAAACCGGGGGTGTTACGGTGTTACGGCTTGGCTCGGTGGCGGGCGCTACGTCCGGGGCAGGCGCCACCACGGTGGTGTCTGCTATCCGGCCCGGTTCACGCACCGCCATGAACTGGATGAACATCGCCTTGATCTCATCGACCGCCGCTTCCAGGCGGCCCACGCGGTCCGATACGGCCGCGACGGGCGCGTCGGGTTGCTCCGGGGCGGCTGGAGGCTCTACCGATGCCGGGGGTTCTGGGGAGGGCTCTGGCACCGGTTCCGCCGGGGCGATCTCAGTCCAAGGCAATTCGGCGACCGGGACTTCCACTTCGGGCACGGGTTCCGGTGCAAGGGGTTCCGGTGCCGGCTCATCAATGCCCAACTGCACCCGCCGCTTATGCGCCGCGATTTCCTCCTCCTCGCGGTTGTTCACCAGGAAGTCGCCCACCCATTTCGGGTATTCCTTCGGCTGGTAGTCCTCGCTCGGCGGCGGCCCGGCCGCCACGGCGGCGGCAAACGCGGCCGGGTCGGACTTGCCGTGCGACACATACCCCTGCGAGGCGTATTATTCTTCCTGATTGGCGTCAGGCACCAGCATCGGGGGATAGCGGATCGAGGTGCCGCCGACATAGTAGGTGAAGCCGCCTGGCGAGCGCACTTCCTGCCCCACATGCCCCGGCTGGTAGGCCGGATGGGTCATGTATTTCGGGTATTCGTTGAACTCTTTCGACGGCGGCGCGTCGCGAATGATGCCGTCGGCGTGCTGCTGGATGATCGCCATGCCTGCTTCCTTTGCTCATGCGCGATCCAACCAGCGGCAGGGGGAGCGCCGCTGGTGGATCGACCGCCATCCCTTGATGCGTCAGGCGAGAAGCCCTTGCTGCTTCAGCATGGTGACGATGTCGCCGACCGAATACGCCGTGGTGCCGACACCACCGGTGTAGGTCGTGTTGGTATAGGCAGCCGTGACGCTGCCCGCCGAACCGGTGGTGGCGGACGGTGAACCGGGCTGGGTGAACTGCACGACGCAGGTATAGCCGTAATGGCTGATCAGATCGGCGGTGTTCAGACCGAACGTGGTGCCGATCGGGTTGCCGTCGGACAGGTTGCGCGAATTGGTCGTGGTGGTGACGGTGCCCGAAGTGGTCGGGTTGTTATTCGGCCCAGCCATTGTCAGTGTGCTCCAGATGATATTGGGGTGAGGGGAACGACGGCGGCGTTTTTCCAGGTGCGTTCGTGGCCAAGCGCGATCTGCTTGTTGACGGCCGCGGCGCACATGCCGCAGGCGTCCCGGTGCATCGCCGGGCCGACCGGCAGCAGTTTGCCGGTTTCGGCCACGGTGACCACCACCTGATACAGCGGATCGAGCGGCTTCGGCCTGGTCATCCGTTCGGCGAGTTCGCCCGGGACCGGGGCGCCGTTTCTCTCGCGTTCCACCTGTTCGGCGAACTGCCGGCGAAGGCGTTTGGTCTGGCGTGGGGTCATCGGGTCCGGTCCGTCGGCTGATGTCAGAACGCAGCGGGGAACCGGCGCGCGATGGCCGGTTCCCACGCGGGTTGCGGGCTTAGTTGGTCAGTCGGCATGCCAACTCGGGATAAAACACCGAAGTTCCGTACAGAACATCAATGCGGCAAGGCGTAACGTCGTTGAAGATGTCAAAAGCCCGCACGATGCGCATCGAGATCGCCCGATACATCTCGCGCGCCGCGAAATCCACGCCACCCGGCAGTTCCATCGGCACGCACACCAGCCCGAAGGCATCGCGCGAGAAGCCGATGTTCTGGAAGTAGGTCGCACCGCCGGTTCCGAGCACGGTGATCGCCGCGCTGTTGGCCGGCGAGGCCGTGACGTTCTGGTAAGCGCCGGTGGTGGTGATCGCCGGGCTGATCGACAATGTCGATGCGCCCGAGCCGTTGGACGCGGCCGTCGCGGTGATGACGAAGTTCATCAGCGAGCCGGTTGACTGACGGGACTGCGGGTTGATCGCATAAACCCCGGCGATGGTGAACACGTCGCCGATGTTCAGCAGTCCAGTGACGTTGTTCGACCATCCGCCGGTGACCAGCGAGGAACCGGTCTGGCCCGCGCCGTTGACAACCGGCGTGCCGCCTAGCGCGCCAACCGTCTGCGACTGGATGTTCTGGTCTTCGTAAATCTCGAAGTTGGCGATGGCGGCAAGGAAGCCCTTCAACGCCGGTTCGGCCACCGAGCGGGTGAACAGGTTCGACAGACCGTTTGCCATTGACCAGTAGGCGGCGGGGTTGAGGATCAGCACGCGGCCGTCCTGCGGCACCGCTGATTCGTCCAGCCGCTGACCGACAGCGGCAAGCGAGGCGAACGAGTTGGGCAGGGTGCCCGGCGTGCCGACCTCGTTGTAGACGCCGGTGAAGTTTTGCAGCACCGACACGTCGATCTGGTTGGCGATGGTGGCCGCGGCCGGTTTGCAGTAGCGCTCGCTGTATTCCTCGATCGAGAGCGTCAGTTCCTGGCTGCTGAACTGGAAATCGACGTGCGCCTGGGTGGCCACGGTTATCGAGGTGGACGGCTCGCTGATGTCCTGGATCTGCAAGGCCGGGCCAAGGCTGATCTTGAACCGGTTCGGCTTGCGCACGGTCAGCGTGGTGCCGATCTTGACGAACTGGTTTTCGAACTGGCGGTTCACCTTGCCGGCGGCGACGAGGTTGTTTTCCAGGATCACCAGGGTCTCCTTGGTGATCAGGGCGGGCGTGAGAAGGGCGTTCGAGGCCACGGGTGACTCCTGCGCGCCCCGCGCACGGAGCGACTATCTGATAGGTCTCATTGCTGATGGGTATCCTTCCCGGACTGCGCTCCGGTGGCGGTCCCGGCATATTCGCGCGCCGGTGCGTTTGCAGGCTTCAGGCTTTACTCACCCGGCATTGCCGCGCCGGTGCGGGTTGTAGGCTTCAGTCACCCGGAATTGCCCGTCCGGTCGGGTCGGCGGAAAGCTCAGTGCCGCGCCGAGGTTCGCTCGGTGGCGGAGAAGAACGGCTTGCGGCCGTTCAGTATCTCCTTGGTGCGCCGTTCGGCCCATTCGTCCATCGACGGTTCACGCGCCGAGGTGTCGGCCGGCGCGGTGCCGCGATCGACCGGTTCGATGGGCCGGGCCCGTGCCGCGCGCGGCTTGGGCGTGGCGAGTTGCGCGGCGACCTTGCAAATCTCGACAATCTGCAAGACCGGGCTGGCAATCGCCGCGATGCGCGCGGAATCGTCGTGGTTCTGACCGAGCCACATCGCAACGTCGGTGCCGTTATCGAGCCCCATCATCGCGGTTGCCATCACCGGCGTAACCGCATGGTCGTCGCTCTCGGCGATCTTGACGTAATCAGGGTGTTTCTCGATAGCCGCGGTACGCTGGGTATCCCACGCGGCCTGGACACGCAGCGTTTCGGCTTCGTTGGCCGCCGCTTGCGCCTGTTGCGCCTCGGCCGCGGCCTTGGCCTCGACCTTGCGCATCCCCTCGCGTTCGGCCCAGCCGGTCAGCGCCTCGTCGTAGCTGTCGGGGTCGTAGAACTGATCGCGCGTCGGGCGTGGATCGGCGGCGGGATCGGCGGCTTGCTCGGTGGGCTTGGCGTCCGCCGGCGGTGTGGTTTCAAGCTTGGCGCGGATCGCCGCGAGTTCGGCTTGCGCCGCCGCCGCGGCGTCGGTTGCCTCCTTGGCGGCCTTGGTGGCTGACGCGGCTTCGGCGATCTGTGCGCGCGATGCCTTGCGGGCCTTCGATATTTCCCGCACGGCCCATGTCGGCGTGCCAGGCGGCAGATCCGATAGGTCTGGTTCGTCATCCTCACCGGCGGCAGCAGGTTTGGCGTCGGCCTTGGCTGGCTTGGCGGGTGCGGCGTCCGGTTCGGCTCCGGCTTCGGTGGACTTGGCTGCGTCTGCCTCGGCTTTCTCTTGCAGCGTCATTTCCGCCGGGACGCCGTTTTCCTGATCCTCGGCGTGGTTCGACGCGGACTCGGGTGGCTTGGCCACGTCCGCAAGCGGCGCGTCGGAGGTTGCCGACAGCGGCGGAGCTGTCCTGATCAGGATGTCGGGCGGACGCGATACGGCAATTGCTGCCACGGGCAAACGTCTCCTGGGGAGTAGTCTAGGGGCAGGCGGAGATGGTCACCCGGCACGTCACCAGCCGGTTGGTTAGCGTTACGATAGCGCTTTTAAGTGGTAGGATCGTGCGTCGTCAATGCGTTACTGATTTTGCACGCTTGCGTTGCTGGCCGGGCGGTCACCGATCTGGTGTGCGCCGTCCTGATCACTTCCAAAAATGCTGGATGATCTGGCCGACGATGCCGGCGGCGCCGCTGCCCAGAAACGACGCGGCAATCAACCAAGGGGCCAAGTTACGATCCCGTCGCAGTTTGTCGTGCTCGGCATCCAACTTGCGCGCTTCCTGAGTCAGTTTGCGTTCTTCGGCGATGAACTTCTGAGTTTCTTCCCTCTGCCGATCAATGCGGCCAAGCACGTCGCGAATGTTCAGTTCCGCCGGAATGTCGCTCATCGGTGACCCCTCGATCCGTCTCGGCCGATTGCGCCCGACGGCGCGTGATTTTTGCCATAGCGGTGAATTGGTCAAGTCAACTCCGCACCGCGATTGCGGAAACTTCGCGGTTAAACCAGCGCCGCAAGCAGCATAAGAACATCCGCCTCATCCGCCTTCAGCCGCAGCAACCGCGCCTGTTCGGCATCCTCGGCCCGGGCGGCGGCCAGCAGTTCAGCGGCAATCGCCGCCGCCTCCAGGTCCAGCCGGGGTGCGAGCACCTCGACAGGCGTGGCAACGATGATGATCGCGTCCGGCGCAATCTCGGCCAGCACATCCGGCAGCGGCGGTATCTCATCGTCCGGCAGCAACCCGATTTCGCGCCGCGCCTGCCGCAGCCGCGCTTCCTGCTGCTCCGCCAGATCGACATCGGCGGTATCCAGAAGCCGCCGGTAGCCGGGCGGCGGGTCACCCAGGGGGTCAATCGTCTGATCGTTCGCCCCGCCATACTTCAAACCGCTGCCGGTGCCCGCCCACTCGATCGGTGGCCTTGCGTCGCCGCCAACGGCCGTCATGGTTTCAAGCGGCAGCCGTTGGCCGTTGCGAATGGTCACCTCGGCAATGCGTTCGGCCGGCGTAGTGGCATCTGTCCGCGGCACCCCCGACCATTCGATCGGCGTGTTGCCATCGGCGGTGACCGCCGCCGATTGTCCAACCCACTCTTCGGGAAGCGACTGGTCGCCTTCGATGCCGGTCAGCGCCTCGGCCGGGATCGCCGCATCGGCCGGCAGCGCGGACGCGGATTCCAGCGGCACGGCCGTATCCGCGCCGGCTGCCTGTGATGTTTCCAGCGGAACGGCCGCGTCGGATACGATCGCGACCAGGGCTTCGGCCGCGATCGCCGTGTCGGCGGCCATCTCGCCAAGCTGGTTGTTGGCGATCGCCGCGTCAGACGCGATCCCGGCAAGGCTTTCCATCGCCGCGGCCGCATCGCCGGCAGCCGCCTGGCTGCTTTCAAGCGGCGCTGAAACATCCCCGGTGACGTTGGCCGAACGTGAGACAGGCAGGTTGCCGTCGCCTTGAACGGTCCCGGCGGTTGATATCGGGGACGCATCGTCCGCGCTGACGCCAGCGCCCGATTCCACCGGGCTTGCGGCTGTCCCGGCCGTGCCCTGCATCCATTCAAGCGGAAGAGCCGCGTCGTGCTGGACCGCCAGGGTCGAGCCGCCCCATTCCATCGGCAGCAGTCTGGTGACACCGACGCCGCTGGACGGCGTTACCGGCGCGTTGAAGTCACGCATCGTGCTCGCGCCGTATTCGATCGGTTGGGCGGTGTCGGCGCGGAGCGCTTGTCCGGTTTCCAGTGTGATGCCGCTGTCGGGCTGTTGCGTGCCCCCAACGCTCAGCGGGTTGACGGCATCGGCTTGCGGCGATCCGAGGGTGTTGGTCGGGCTCGCTGTCAGCGCCGCGACGGCGGCCAGCGTCTCGATCGCCACGCCCGCGTCGGTCTGCAAGGGCAGGCGCTTTGCCCCGGCGGCGTAGGATTGTGCGCTATAGGCGGTCCCGCCGTACATCAGCCCCTCGTTATGCTTTCACGGCGGATCGGCTTAGATGTTGAGCATGTGCACCCAGGTGGCCAGGCTCTGCACCCACCACAACCGCACGATGGCGCCCACGGCCACGGTCGCCGGCATCGTCGCGCCGCCGTAAGACGATCCGGTGCCCGAGGACCATGTCAGCGTGGTGATCGCCCTGTTGAAGTAGATTTCCAGCGTCGTCACGCTGCCTGTAGCGATGGTTGGCGCGGCCGGGCTCTTGACTGTCAGCGTCGACAGCGTGCCGGACGGGTTGATGATCTGCTTGGCCACACCCGAGGCGATGGTCACGGTATTGCCGGAGGATGGCGCAATGGTCGCGGTCGACGTGTCGATATTGATGTTGGACGTGGTCAGGGTGGTGAACGTCGCCGCCGCCGCGGTGGTCCCGCCGATGACCGTGTTGTTGATCGTCCCGCCCGTCATCACCGGGTTCTGCAGCGCGCTGCCGTTGAAGTCGGTCGTGGTGGGCACGACGTTGGTGCCGTCCGCCATCGTATCGAGGCTGTAGCCCTGATCCACCGTAACGCCGGTGCCGGCACTGGTCTTGATGGTCAGGGTGAACGCGCCGGTGGTGCGGTTGGCAACCGTCCAGAGCCCGTTGTTTGGCGCGACCAGGGTCGCGTTACTGGCTAAAGTGCCAGTGACCAGCAGGATCGGCACGCCATACTGCGCCGCCGTCAGGGTGGTGCTGCCGCCGGTGGTCGAGATGGACGCTGAGTTGTTCATCGTGGCGGCGACAAAAGCGGTGGTCGCGATGTTGGTCGTCATGTCGCCCACCGCCGGCGTGGTCGAGGTGGGCGTGCCGGTAAACGCCGGGCTCGCCAGCGGTGCAAGGCCGCTGATGGTCAGCGCGGTGAACGTCACCGTCACGATGGCCTGCCCGTCCAGGTTCAGCAGCGAACCGGTCGAGGACGACCGCAGCGTGCGCGACAGCGTGGTCCCGCTGGTGGTGTAGGTGCCGGTGCCGATCTCCCAGGCCGCGCCGTCTTCGATCAGATATTCGACTGTCTGGCCGTTGGTGATGCCGGCGGCGGCAAAGCTCTGATAGGCCGTCGTCGCCGATCCGAGCGTCATCGTGCCGGTGCCGGTCGTCGCGGTCGTCATCTGCGCCCGGTCAACGTAGGTATTTGCCAAGGCCGGTCCCCTGCCGTTTCGCCGCTAGATCAGGTCGACGTGCCGTAGGACCGCAAGTCAAAGAACCCGTTGGCCGGGGCCAGCGCGGGCGGCAGCGTCAGGCGCATCCAGAAGCCTTGCGCCTGGGATGCCGCGTTCGCCGCCGCCGTCTGTGCCGCCACGCTGACCGACTGCGGCGCCGCCCCGGACGTATAGGTGCCGATGCCGGACGCGGGCGCGGTCTGGCGGTTGGTCGCTGTCACCGTGTCGTTCAGCGCGGTGCAGGCGACGATATCAAGCGCCCCGCCGCCGGAATACAGCCCGACCGGGTCGATCTGCTTGGTCAGCGTTTGCAGCGAAAGCGCGGTCGAAGTGTCGACGTTCAGCACGAAGCCTTTTTCGTAATAGATGCGGGTCGATCCGCCGACGACATCGGATGCCACGCCAGAGAACGGGCGGATCACCGCCGTGATCGGGTTCGGCAGGATCGGGAACAGCATCCCGGTCGCCACCTCGTAGGAGGTGGAGGCGTCGGGCACCGTCGTCCAGTTGCGGTTCACCGCGATGATATCCGTCCCATACTGGCCCGATGCCGTGCCGGACAGGCTGCATGCCTGCCTGATCTGGCCCGAACCGGTCCCGCCGGTCAGATGGATGATCATGCCCAACGTGATCGAGGCGCCATCGCCCGATTGCAGCTTGATCAGCGGCGGGGTGACGCCGCTGGCGTTGGCCGAACCGGTCTGGCAGGTGTGCGCGGTGATCGTCAGCGTGTGCGCCATTGCCGCGATGTCGCCGACCGCCGCGGTGCCGCCCGGGTTGGCCAGCGGGCCGTTGGCGGTGGCGCCGGTGATCACGCCATACAGCAGCCGGTTGAAGGTCTGCGTGCCGGCAACCTTGGTGGTGCCGGTCAGGGTCACCGCCGCCGGGGTCTGAATGATGCCCGAACCGTCGCGCCCGGCGACCTGGATTTTCACCGCCGTGTCGGAGGCCGAGGACGACAGGAAGTCGATCAGCCCGTTGGCCGCCATGTCGGAAAAGAAGATTGACTTGGTCAGGTCCACCGCGCCGCCGACGGTCACACTGTCCGCCTCGGGCATGTTGGCCGATCCGTAGAGGTTGATTTCGTCGGCGTGTACGCTCACGGGTATGTCCTCGGTGCTGGTGTTGCAAGTCTGCCGCGGTTGGTTTCGGTGGCGGTGTCTAGCATGCCGGGATCAGGCGCGATGCCTCCGACAACGGTCGAGACGGCGCCGGTTGCCAGGCCGTCCGCGCCCCGTTCGAGCGTCACCCGGCGCGGCGCGCGGAGCGCCTGCTCGATGGTTTCGGTCCAGCCGGCGATGCTGTCGGCCAGGGCGGGCCCGGCGCTGGCGAGTTCCTGTATCTGGCTCGCCATCGCCTGTTGCGCGGCGATGACAGGCTGTTGCGCGGCGGCGATGGCGGCCTCCATCGCCTTCATGCGCTCATCCATCGCCGTGGCCAGCGCGGCCAGTTTCTCCGCCAGGATCGCCGCTTCCATGCCCTTCATCCGCTCGTCCAGGGACGTGGCCAGCACGCCGAGTTTGTCGGCCAGGCTGTGCTGCGACCAGGCGAGGTCGGCCAGCCCGTCTTCGACGCTGCTTGGCAACGTCAGTTCGGCGGGCGCCGGTGGTGGTGGCGGGTCAGGCTCGCGCTCCGGTTCGGGCTCGGGCTTTGGCTTCGGCGGTTTCTTCTCGGCTGCCGCCGGCTTGGCCGGCTTCTGCGCCAAGATGTCCTCGTGGGCAACCGGCGCCCAGTCGTCCGCCTCGCCTTTCATGCCAGCCTCGATTCAGCCATGTGGCACAGCAACGAACAGTCCATTGGCGGGTCCGCGTCCGCTTTGCCTTCGAGCGGATCAAGTTCATCTAAAAACAGCCGCTCGCAGCCACCTCTGGTGGTTTTGACCAGCCGCACACCAAGTTCGCGGCTTAACTGCCGCCTTGCCGCGAACACATCAGGGAAATGCCTGCGCACCCGGTTCCAGTAGGATGGCGACTGCGCCTGGACGCAACCGACGCAGTTGGCATTGTTAAAGCCAAGCCGATACATCAGCGGGATGACGACGCCGGCGCGGTCAACGATGGCGTGGCAGTCCTGTTTGGAAAGCCCGTGGTCAATCAATGGCGTGACGAGCCGCACATCGGGGTTGTCCGCGCGGAACCGGCGCGCGCGTTTGGTTTCGTCCGCGGTGTAGCCGAATGCCTGAAGATCGGGGGTTGATGTTCGTTCAAACTCCCAGCGGACCGCTTTCTTCATCTCGATCGTGCACGGCGCCCCGTGCGGTCCTGACATAAACCGGCGTTTTTCCCACACGTGCTGACACGACGTGTATTCCCGGCTGGCGAGTTCGGTCACGGGCAATCCGAACCAGCGAGCGCAATCATCAGCGAACCGCGCATTATCCTCGTGTTCCTCGGGAACAACGCAGCGCGCGACCGTGATGTCGTGGGTTGCGGCATATTGGGCGATTACGAGCTTGGCGGTGACCGCGGAAGCGGTTCCGCAGGAAAACCATACAACAATAGATGGTTTCATCGCGGCACCCGCGCCGGCTTGCCGTCGTCACCCATCGTCCACTTCTCCCCGTTGCCGAACGTGGTGGCCCGGCCCGGCTTGAGGAAGCGCAGCGCCTCGGGCGGCGGCATGGCTGGCGCGGCTGGCGCCCCGGCTGCTTGCGCCGGTGCCTCGGCTCCGTCCGGCGATGCGGCGCCGTCCGCCTCCCCCCCTGGCGCCGCCCCCCCTGGCGCCGCCCCCCCTGGCGCCGCCCCCCCTGGCGCACCGTCTGGCGCTTGCGGCGGGTGTTCCAGCGCCTGCATCAGCCCGGCGGTTTCCGCGCCAAGGTTCTTCACCTGCGCCGCGATATGCGTGTTGAAGTTCGATGTCGCCCGTTCCTCCGTCGCCGCCATCTTGGTCTCGGTGTCGGACACGATCTTCAGCAACTTGGCCTCGAAGTCCTTGTTGGTCTTGTCCGCGATCAAGGCGCGGTCCGCGTTCTTGTCGGTCAGCGCCTGCATTGCCTGCTGCAACTGCTGGCCGAGTTGCTTGATCTGCTGGTCCATCTGCGACAGCAGCGCCTGCACCTGCGGCGAGAGGTCTTTCTGATCCGGCATCAGCAGGTTCGCCGGCAGCGTCTTGGCCAGCCGCGTGGCGATTTCCTCAGCCCCCGGCCAGTCCATGTTCTTGGCGATCAGGTCGGAGATCAACGCGGCGGTCTGCGGCAACGCCTTGGCGAAGGCGATCATGTTCTCGCCGGCTTCGACGCGCTTCGTGGCGTAGTTCGGCCCGATGGTGACGGTCACGCCGTATTTGCCGCTCATCGGGTTGAACAGTTTCATCTTCTTGCCCTCGGCGCTCAGGGTCTCGCCCATCGGCCGCTTCATCGCCGGGTCGATCTTGACCTGTTCTTCCTTGTCGTCCTCCCGCAGAATCGTGACCACGCGCGGATCGCTGTAAATCTTCGGGATCAGTTCAAGGAATATCTCGCCGGTGCGGCGCAGGCTCGCGGTCAGGTTGTCGATGAAGTCGAACGAACCGATGTCGCCGGACTGGCGCAACTCGCGCAACGCCTTGCCGGACTCGTCCATCGTCCGCTCGTTCAGCGTGGCGTCGAACCGCACGCCGGTGATGCCCATCAGATGCTGCTGGGCCGACTGCGAGGCTTCGACGATGCCGGCCGGGACGCCAGCGAAGGGCACGCGCTGCGGCGGCGGGGCGGGCGTGCCGTTGACCGATGTGCCCTTGTAGGACAGGTACGGCGTGGACCGGACGTTGGCCATGCGCCACTCGTCTTCGTGGCCCTCGAACTGGCCTTCCTCGCCGATGTAAGGGGATTTCGGCGCCAGGGCGACCATCTCGGTCTTCGCCGTATCCCAGTAGTTCACCATCCGCTGCGCATCCTTGGCGTCGCGGACAATGCCTTTCAGCTTCGGCTTGCCTTCGATGTCCAGTTCGCGGCCGGTGACCTTGACGATCGGGATCGTGCTGCCCAGCCATTCGCGTTCCATCAGCACGTCATTGGCGGTCAGCTTATACCACATCACTTTCGGCACCCGGGCTTCCCGCTCGTCGGTGATCGAGAGCTTGCCGCGCCTGATGTAGCCGTCGGTGATCTCGTCGAGTTCGTCTTCCCAGCCGGTGTGGCCGTTGGACAGTTCCACCAGCGTGCGGGTGTTGTATTCAATCTCGAAATATTCGGCGATGCGGATTTCGTCGTTGGTCATCCACTGCTTCATGGACTCGCCCAACCCCGCCTGGGTGAACGGCATCTGGTCGGCCTTGGGGTATTTCTCCCTGAACTCGTCGCGCGGGATCATTTCCGACACGAAGCCCCACTTGGCGTCCGAGCCGTCGATCTCCTGATGCGCCGGGTCGAGGTAGACGGTGAAGGGGTTGCGCACCCGCCGGACCACCAGCACGAGGTTGAAACTGTCCGGGCTTTCCCACTCGGTCAGCACCCGCCAGTAGCCCCATCCCATCGTCACGGCATCGGCGAAAGCGGTGTCATACGGGCCGTTGGGACTGTTGGCGCCGCAGTCGCGTTCGATGAAGCGGATCATGCCGCGATACATCTTGGCGACCTCGGCGTCGCCGTGCTCGCCGGTCGGGCTGATGTTGATCGACGGGCGGGACTGGCGCTGCGAATTGGTGATCTGCGAAATCAGCGTCGGGAACTTGTTGAACGTCAGGCACGGCCGCTTGTCCAGGTTGCGTTGCGCGACGACTTCGGACGGCCACTGGTTGCCGGCGACGAACGAGCGGTCGTCCATGCCGGCCTTGCGGTTGTCAGACTCGGCGGCGATGGACCGATCCATCCGCTTGCGCACCCGTTCGAGCAGTTTTTCGTGCTTTTTCTTGTCGCCGCGGGGTGCGCCCAGCATCGTGCCCTTGTCGTCCATCTTGAACGGCGGGCTGACCTTGTTCATCGCGCTGTCGGTGCGCGGCATGCGGATTTGCCCGTCATCCTTCGGGCGGGTGACGTCCTGCGGCATTATAGGTCGGCCTTCCCGAGCGGATGGCGGTCAGCGTCGCCGATGTGGTGCCAGCCGCAGTGTGTGCAGCGATAGATATCCCGCACGCCAAGCCGCCGCGCCACCTTGGCTGCGACGAAGGGGGTGGCGAACTGGACGTGGCCTTCGCACCCCGCGTTTGGATCGCTGGGGATGTGGTGCGGGAGTTCGGCGGGGCCTTTGAGGTAGGCGGCGGGCATGCGTGTGGGCACCTATCGCGCGCGGTCGCGCGTTCATCATGCGTTGGGTGCCCGGCAAGCCCCGCGCCGGTGCGGTCGCTTTACGGTAGCATTGTGCGGGGGGTGGCCGCAATCATGGCGCGTTTCGCCGCTGGCGCGTGCGCGTTGTGCTTCCAATGCGTTATATAACGCAAGAGGCCATCGGGAGAAACCAGATGCCGACGACGGAAGAAGACCTACGCGAAATACAGGCGAACTTGTATCGCGCCCAAACCAGATGGGAACCCTGGAAGGCGCTGGCGGCTATCATAGCGGCGTCTGCGGTGTTCTGCGGCAGTGTCCTGGGCGTGTCGAGCTACATCACCCGATCTGCGCAAACGATCAATGTTCATCTGGATTCGCCCCTTCGGGTTGGTGGTTAAACCGTGGTTGGCAAGCCCAAAGGACATCGGGCGCTGACGCCTTACGAGCGGTTGTCTCGGCATAAGGCCAAGAAGGATACGGAGCTGGCAGCGGCGAAAGACGCGCTGGAGCGGATCAAGTCGGCCAGGACAAAACGGGAGGCCCGTCGGATTGCGGAAACTTGGAACAACCCGGAGGGAGAAATTAACAATGCCCGATAACAAGACGACCGCCAAACACCAAGCGCACGAGGCGCACGAGGCGCACGAGGCGGAATGTAAGTCTGCGGCCATCGCCTACCTGAAAGAAAAACGGTCCCCGAAATACAAAGTTTCGGCGGCGGCGCCATCAAAGCCTCCCTGTTCATGCGCCGAGTGCGGGAAACCGACGAGGCTACACTTCGCGGCGGACACGCCGGGATGTGCCGGTGTGGCCTTGTGTATCAACCATGCTCCCGCATGGGCACAAGAAGTTGGAGAGATACATCCCGATGCCCACTGACCCAACCGCGGCAAATGAACAGATAGTTCAAATCACTCCGCACATTCGCGTCCTCTACGGCGCAACGGTGGAGACAGACGGCGAGACGTGGACCGGCTGGGCGGTGTGGGACGACTACGAGGAGGTCTGCGCGGTCTACCGGACGCGCGAGCAAGCGGTGCAGTTCGCGAAGCAGCACGCCATGGAGTATGAAAATGGCGAACGCTGATCCGCAGACGACCGGGCCTCGCGTGATCAAATAGGATTTGCCCTAGGGACCGCGAGACATTCGCACGCATGTCATTCGGTCCATTACTCAAGCGGCTGGCGCATCAACTTCTCCGCCCATCGTCTCGCATCTTCGGGCGTTGGCGGCGGGATTGAGATCAACCCTTCTGCCTCTGCGACGGCTTGCGCCTGCCCGGTGAAACTGACATGCTCTCGGCCCTGAAGGACCGAGGTTCTGAAGGACCGCATTAAGCCGCCCTCCGGATGCTTCCTGCGTCGTCGGGCCGCTTACTGCGGTGCCCCTCAACAGGCTTCAAGGACTTATCCAGCCCCCGTTTTAGTATGATGATCGCCGCGTTCGTGTCGGCATTGGCTTCGTGTCCGCAGCCCGTGCAGACGAACCGCGCCTGATCCTGTCGGCTTCGCGCATCGACCACGCCGCACACGGCGCACGTCTGGCTGGTATAGGCGGCTGGCACTTCGATCAGCCTGCCGCCGCGATCCGCCAGCTTGTAGCCGAGCATGATCCTGAAACCGCCCCATCCCTGATCCAGAATGGCGCGGTTCAGACCCGCCTTTTGCCGGACCATCTTGCCCGGCTCGGCTACGGTGCCTTTCGCGGATGCGGACATGTTCCGCACCTTCAGTGCCTCCAAGACGACCGTGCCGTGGTTATTGGCGATGGCCGTGGTCTGCTCATGGAGGAAGTTCTTACGGGCGTTCGCCACCCGCATCTGTATCTTCGCCACGCGGCGGATAGCCTTGCGGCGGTTGGACGAACCGCGCTTCTTGCGGCTCAGATTGCGTTGCGCCTTGCGCAGCGCCCGGAGCGCCTTCTTGCCGTGATTGACCGGGGCGATGTTGACGCCGTTGGACAGCGCGGCGAACACCGCAATTCCTCGGTCTATCCCGACCGCAGGCAGGATGGACGGCACCGGCTCGGCTACCTCACGCTGCCACTGGACGGCGACATGCCATTGCCCGGCGCGGCGCGAGACGGTCGCGTTGCAGATGGCGCCGGGGATGGCATACCAGCCACGGAGGCGAACCCATCCCAGCTTCGGCAACTTGATCCGTCCGGACGAATTGCCCGTGCGTTCAACCTTGATCGAAACCGGATCGGGAAACCGGAAGCTGTCGTTCAGCCCCTTCTTGCGCGGTGTCGGATAGTCCGCCCGTCCTGCCCACCAGTTCTGATAGGCCCGGTCGAGGTCTTTGAGCGCCTGTTGCAGCGTATGGACAGGTGCCGCTTTGAGCCAATCCACCTCGGCCCGGAGCATGGTGACTTCGCGGCATTGGCTGGCGAAATTGAACGTCCGTCCGGGGCGCCACCATTGCGCCCGCTGCTCCAAGGCGAGATTGAACACATACCGGCACGAACCCGCGATCTGCGCCATTTGCTGCGCTTGCTCGGGCGTCGGGTAGAGCCGGTATGTGTTGGCCTTGCGCATAACCATGGCCCCTGATACACTTGGTCTATGGATGATGCAAGCGATTATAGGCGCGGAAGATCGGTAGTTTATGCCCTTCACGTCCACTTGGTCTTCGTGACCAAATATCGACGGAGGGTTTTGGACGAAGCCGCGACCGCTACGCTCCGAACCATCTTTGCGAGGGTGTGCGAAGATTTCGGAGCGGAACTGATGGCTTGCGATGGAGAGGATGATCACGTCCACCTCCTTGTGGAATACCCACCCACGGTGCTGCTCCCGACGCTGGTGAATAGCCTCAAGGGCGTGTCCTCCCGGCTGCTTCGCCAACAGCGGCCAGACATCGTGCGGCGCTACTGGAAGAACGTCCTGTGGTCGCCTTCGTATTTCGCGGCATCTTGCGGCGGTGCCCCTCTGGATATCATCCGGCGCTACGTGGAACAGCAAAGGAAGACGGGCTAACCCGGCCCTGAACGGCCGGGCTTGCGCCCTTCAAGACCGGTCA